CCGTGCCGGGTACCCGGCACGGGGGGGTTTTATTTCCCCTTGACACCGCTAGCGGCTAGTAGTAGTATACCCTCAGATGACGAGGGAGAGCTTGAGAAACCTCCTGCGAGAGGCCAGGGAGAGGAAAGGCCTCTCGCAGCGGGAGCTTGCCAAGCGCGTGGGGGTAACGAAGGCGGCCATCTCCCACTTCGAGACCGGCCGCGCCACCCCCACGCTCGCCACGTTCGCGAGGCTGGCCCGGGTGCTCGGGCTGGACCTCGCAGTTTTACTTGAACTCGGCCGCAACGGGGGCGAGGCCCCCGAGGAAAAAGCGGCGGCCGGGGTGGAGGCCCCGGCCAGGGAAGGAAAAGGGAGGTGACGGATATGTCCAAAAACAGGATATCACAGGCGGAAAGGGAAAAGGCCCTGCGCGAGGAGATATCCCGCCTCGCCGATGACCTGATCCGCATCGGTTGGGGTGGGGTAAGCCCCGCGAGGGCCGAGGAATACCGGCGGGTCGCCCGCCGCAAGTGGGAGCTCGAGCAGGAGCTCTTGCGATTGCGGGCGGCCCAGGTAGAGGGGGTGGCGCGGTGATCGTCGTGACCCGTCACCCCTCCTTGGTAGACCTCCTCCGTGAAGAGGGGGTTATCAGCGGGGACGTGCGGGTCATCCCGCACGCAACCCCGGAAGACGTAGAGGGCCAGGTCGTGGTGGGGGTGCTACCGCTGCACCTCGCCGCCCTGGCCCGTGAGGTAATCGTCCCGGTCCTCGAACTCCGCCCCGAGGACCGGGGGCGGGAGCTATCCCTCGACGAGCTCCGCGAGCGCTTCCGGGGGGTTGAACGCTACGTTGTCCGCCCCCCGGAGAAGGTCTACCCGGTCGCCTTTAAGAGCGCGACCGGGTTTTATGACGCCGCCGGCCGCTTCGGCATCGCCACCGCCGTGCCCCTCGGCGGTGGCCAAACCTATGCCCGGGGTAAGATGGTCCTACCCTGGGCGAACACAAAAAACGATGTGCCCGACCCCTCAGGGCTCAGCCCCGAGGAGATTCTCGGGCACCGCGGGGACCTCGATTACCTTGAGGACCTCCTCAACGAGGGGGTCCAGATCACCTGGAAAGGGTCCTCGGCTGGTGGGGTCCTGTTCAATGACCCCACCATCAAGATCGGCGATAAGGTCATGGCCGAGGGATCCGGATGGATACCCCTCGGCCTCCTCTTCTGGTTGGCCGATTGGCTGAAAGCCAACAAGAAAGCCAACAAGGAGGTGGCCTGATGGCTACCCTCATCGACCTCGGCATCGCCGAGTGCCCCTGGTGCCAGGGCTTCGGCGTGATCGAGGATGTTAGTGACGGCTCCATCCCCATCCCGCCGGGGATGGATGCCGTTATCTGCCCTGCGTGCGAGGGGCGGGGCAGGCTTCGCTTCGAAGTGGAGCTATCCACTGATGGGCACGTGGCGGACTACCACGTGCCCCGCGAGCTCCCGCTCACACGGTGGGCGGTGCGGCTCCTACGCGGTGAGGGGGTGGCGTGAATGCCCAACGCAATCGGATGGGCCGTCAGGCCTGCAAAATACATCGGCTACGAGGTCTTGATCTGGTCCGGCTCCGAGGTACTCCACCGCGAGCGCTTCGGGACCTACGGGGCGGCCATGCGGGTCGCCCAGGAGCTCAGGAAGAAGTACCTGCCGGAGGCCTTCCGGCGGGAGGAGAAGGAGAGAGCTTGATGAGGGTTTGGGTGGACTACATCGAGCGCCCCACACGGTGGGGGTTTGCCGCAGAGGCGGAAAACGCCAGCGAGTACGTCGCGCTAGAGCAGCGCGGATACGAGCGCGTAGCTGATGGCCGCTGGTTCCGGCCCTACGGGCCCCGCGCCGACGACCTTCTCTTCAGTGAAGCGCTTGCGCTAGGAGCAGCCATCGGTATGCCGGAATGGCGGCGTAAGCAGCTCATGGCCCTTGCGCGTGATTTAGCGCGGTGCACCGCCACTTGGGACAAGACGCGATGCAACCCATATATCGCAGCGCGCGAGATTTATAAACCACTCCTCGCCCTCGGGTAATCGGGCAAAGAGGTAGTGGATGTGCGGAAGCAACTGGAGGCGGAGGTGGTTCAATGATCGCCCGCGGCCTCGCCATCCTCGCCGGGCTCAAGGCTCGGCAGCCGGACCGGATCGCCAAGACCAACCACGAGCACCTGGCCCGGGCCCTTGAGGCCCGGCGGCAGGCCCCCACCGAGGCCGACCGGATTGCGGAGCGGCTAAGGGGGCTCGGCTACCAGGTCACCTACGGCTTCGACGCTGACCTCGGTGACTACGCCGAGGCGCGGGTCGAGGGCCGTGTGGTGGCCAGGGTGGCCCGGTGCGGGAGCGTCGGAGAGTGTCTCCGGCAGGTTGCCGGGGAATTGGGGGTGAAGGTGTGACCGCCCTCCTCTACCTCATGGCCGGTGCCTTCGTCGGCTTTTTTGTCGCCGCCCTCATGTGCGCGGCTGGCAGGGCGGACGAGTGGGCAGAGAGATTTGAGAATCAGGAGCCCAATAGCGAAGGAAAAGAGGCGGGCGAAGAGCCCGCCAGGAGGAGGTAAGAGATGAGTGAGTTAGCCCAAAAGCAGCATACCACCGGACTGGTGCCGTCTCCCAGCGAGGCGGCGGAGCTTGCCCGCAAGAAGATCTTTGCGGGTGTCCCCGACGACGAGGTCAAGCTAGCCCTGGCAATCGCCGGGCGCTACGGGTTAGACCCGCTGCTCAGGCACTTGGTGCTAATCCCGGGCGGCAAAAACCGGCGCTACAACGTCTACATCACCCGGGACGGCCTGCTGCACATAGCCCATACCAGTGGGAAGCCCTGGAGCATCGAGATCGACGAACCCCAGAAGCGGGAGAACCCCTACACCGGTAAAGAGGACATCTACCTCAAGGGGCGGGTGAAGGTGCTCGACCCCACCACCGGCCAAACCCAAGTCTTCGAGGGCGGGGTCTGGTTCAGCGAATACAACACCGGCCAGGGCTCGTGGCAGACGCACCCGGCGGCGATGCACCAGAAGGTGCTCGAGGTCTATCTTCTGCGGCGGGCCTTCGACGTGGCCCTGACCCCAGTTGAGGAGGTGGAGCGGGTCACCGCAGCCACCGTGCAAGCCGAGCCCGTGCCGGCGGTGGAGGGCAGAAACAGCACCGAGCAACCATCAAACGGCATCACCAAGGCCCAACTCGCCAAACTCAACGCCACCCTGAACGACTTGGGCTTGGCAAACGGCGAGTACCGTAACGAGAAGCTCCGGCTGGCCGAGATGATCGCGGGGCGTGAGCTCAAGAGTAGCAAGGAGCTCACCAAGGAAGAGGCCAGCCGGTTAATCGACTACCTGGAGAGGCTCAAGGAGGCCCTGGCTCAGGCCGGGGTGAATGACAAGGAGGAGGTCGCCAACTACATCGCCTTCACCGTCGAGGCCGGGGCGGTGCCTCCGACCGACGTGGAGGCGTTGAAGGCGGACCTTGAGAGCTTCCGGGCCTTCGTGAGGTAAGGCATAGGGGGCCAAGGAGGGCCCCCTATGCCACCAAAGGAGTGGCGATGAACGGCAAAATGCAGCTCCATGTAGTCAGCGTGGATAGGGAACGGGTTCTTCGCCGCCTGCGGGAACTCTACCCGTGGGCGAGCGACATAGAAGTCAGAGGGGTGCTGGAGTTTCTGAAAACCATCAGCCCCCTCGTACCGCTCCCGCCCGAGGGGAATGAGGAAGCCCGCACCCCATTCGCCCTTGCCGCCGGGGTCTACAACGCCCTTGGCGCGGTGGCGAAGTTTTTGGAGGGCACCATTGAGAGCCTAGATGAGCCTGGCGATGACGTTAGCGATGACGAACGCAGGTGCGCTAGGCGCACCCTCGCCACCATCGGGCGCGTCCTCGCCATCGCCGCGGCGCTCTCGGGCCTAATGCTTGAAGAGGCCCTCGAAGGTCGCGGCAAGGTTAAGGCCTCAGAGCTGGGCGGAGAGCCATCAGCGCAAGCATGAGCGTTATACTGGGCTCGTGGGAGGTGAATAAAAAGCCCCGGGCGGGCACCCGGGGAAGAAGCAACAGGCATGAGTAGAGTACCAGGTAGAACCAGAAATGCGCAAGCCCCGGAGCCGCATCGCGGCCGGGGCTTGCTTTTTAGGAGGTGATGCGCATGAAAGACAAGGTTAAGGCCATGTTAATGGCACTCAACGAACGCCCGGTAGTGATCTACCCGGCATACCGCCGGCTCGTGGGCGGTAGCTGGGTGGCCGCGGCCGTCCTCGGCCAGCTCCTCTACTGGTGGCAGGCCGTGGGTGGGCGTGAGTTTTTCAAGACTGACCAGGAACTCATGGAGGAACTCGAGCTCACCGAGAAGCAAATGCGGGCGGCCAAAGAGCGCATCCGCGAGCTCCCGTTCATCCGCATTGAACGCCGGGGGATGCCGGCGAAGACCTATTACGACATTGACGCGGAGAAGCTCATGGAAGCCCTCGCCGAAGTGGCCTCTGGGGGTCAAACTAGTTCCGCCCAAAAGGGCGAATCAAGACCTGCCCAAAAGGGCGGAACTAGTTCCGCCCTTTTGGTACGAACTAATACAGAGAAGACATCAGAGATGACTACAGATATAAATCTATCTACCTCTACCCCTGGAGATGTTAGTAATAGTCCGACGGGGTCGAACAGCGAAGAGGAGGTCGAAAGAGAAATCGAGCGGAGAAAGCTCCGCTCCGCTGAGGCGGAGCTTAGGCGAATGAACCATGAGGCTCACCGGGAAATCTCCCGCGCCCTCCTTGACGCCGGCGGGTCCGAGCTCCTCGCCGAGTGGAACCTCGCCACGCGTCAAGGCCTGCCGGAGTCCCGCTGGATGCACTGGCTCCGGCTCCAAATCTGGCCCCACCTCCGGCGGCTCGGCGGCGAGGAGTTCGCCCGCGTGGTGAAGGAGGCCCTTCCCGCCGCCCTCGCTCCAGGCGTGCGAAGTCCCCACGCCGTCATCGTCCGTCGCCTGGACGAGGCGCGGGCCAATGGGCACTACGGCGGCACCCGCGTGCACCAGCCCCGGAGCATCGAGGAGGTGCTCCGTGAGCTCGAGAACTACGGAGGGGGTGCCGCATGAGCGTGGTCGAGGCCTTGGCCAGAGGTGAGAAGCTCAACTCTGCCTGCCACTACTGCGGCGCGGGCCGCGAGTACCGCGGGCACAGGTTTCCGCCTGACGACTGCTGTGCGCCGCGGGCAGTCGAACAACTCGCCTGGATGACCTCATATCTGGCTAAGCCCGAGAACGCCCGGCGCAACGACGACGAGGTGGCCTCGCTCCGCGAAACCGCCTCCCACCTCCGCAACCGCCTCGCCGAGTGGGAGCGCGGGGAGCCGGGCATAGTCCGCTACGCCGCCTCGATGGTCGCCGAGAAGTGGGGCGAGGCCAGCGAGCGGGCCCGGCAGGCAAGACAGGTGGCGGCGGGATTGGAGCGGCTGGCTAGGGGGAGCAGATGACGCTCATAGATTGCACGGCGCTAAGTGCGGCGGTACTCACCTTCTTGCTCTTTGTACTGGTGGTCGGGGCCGAGATGGTCCGTGACGCCCTCCATCTGGATCCGCCCACCCTGTTCTCGGTGACAATGACGGGCTCCATCATTGTGGCCTTCGGCATCGCCACCATGGTGGGCTTTCCTTGGTGCCGGTGATTATGAGGCGCTATCACGTCAGGGTTGAGTTTGAAGGGAGCCGCTTGCACGCGGTGAGCTATGGGTCTGTTGATGCCGACGAGTTCGACCGGCTCGGGGCAGACAACACCGAAAGCCCGATTGCAGTGCGCATAAGCCACGTTCTCGAGCGCGTGGGAGATTGCGACGAGTGGCGGGACGCCTATGCCCACTGCTTCGAGGAGGGCGAGGAGGTTCCGATGTACCCCGCCGAGCTCGAAGTTATCTATGAGTTCTGGGAGCCCGGGCCTGGCGAGCAGCGGCTTTTGGATATGATGCAAGACGATGTCTAAGCTCGGCGCCACCGAGGCCCAGATAGAGCGGGCAATCCGCGACTACCTGGAACTCAAGGGATGGGTGGTCTACAAGACCGATGCCGGTGAGGCGGCGCGAGCGGCCAGAAGGCGAGGGATGCGCGGCGCTTTGGCCCCCGGCGCCCCTGACCTAATCGCCCTCAAGGAGGGGCGCGGTTCGCCGTCGAGGTCAAGCGCCCGGGCGGGAAGCTCCGCCCCTCGCAGGTGCTCGAGCACAAGCGCTTGGAGGCCGCCGGTGTGCCGGTAGTGGTGGCCTACGGCGTCGAGGACGTGGAGCTGTTTTTGGAGGGGGCGGGATGGGTCGAAGGGGCGTGACCTACGAGGATGTTGCACGCGCTGCCACGCAACTCGTTGAGCGCGGAGAGCGGCCGACGTGCAAGAGGGTGCGCGTCGAACTTGGAAAAGGGTCGTGCTGCACGATCCACCGGCATCTGAGGCGGTGGCGGCAAGAGGGGGCCAGGGCTGAGTGCGAAAAGCGTGGGCGAGAGATAAAGGGGAAGTTGCGCGAGGTTGAGGTGGCGGTCGAGGGCCTGCAGAGTGCGCTTGGCCAGCTTGAAACTTCTTTGCCGAGAAGAGGAGCGCAATCGTGTACGGCAGGCCTCGCGCCAGCTTGCGAAGGCATTTGACTTGGTACTGAGGTCACGGGCTTTGGTCGAGGGGGTCAAATGACCGCCGAGGAGCGCCAGCTCGCCGACGCCTGGTACCAGGCCCTCCGCGATTGGAAAACGAAGCGCCTCACCGATGCGTTGCCCACCGGCCCCCGCAGGACGCCGAAGGGGGCGGCGGTGCGGGTGGTCTGGGGGTGTCCGGTCTGCCGTTCGCTCCGCGCACCCGAGTTCGACCTGGCCATCCTGGAGGCTCGAGCCCGCGGCGAGGACCTGCGCCCGATCGTGCGGTGGATCGCGGAGGAGCTCCGCGTGCGTGAGGAGGTGGTTTGGACGCACGCCCGCGAGCACCTCGACCCGGCCCCTGCTCGTCCCCTGGTGGGGGAGTGGGCGCGGCGCCGGCGGATCGACCTCGGCGAGCACCTGCTTACCCCGGCCGGGTGGATCCCGGTTGAGCGGGTGCTGGCGGTGATTAGGAGAGCCCCGCCGGACATCCGCGCCAGGCTCGACGCGATCAGGTTTCGGCGCGTGCGGAGGCGGAGCCTCCTCGATAGCAACGGCCAGTTTCGGGATAAAGAAAGCCGCCTCCTGGCGGAGGCGGCACTTTGGTTGGCGGGGGCGCTGCTAACTTACCCTCTTAACCCTCCCCCGGCCACTCCAGCGAGCCCCCGGGGACTGGCGAGGGGTCGCCGCAGAGTAGGGGACTATGGCGGTTGCCCACCAGGCCCGGCAGGAATCTCCGGGCTTTCGAGTCCCACGTCCACGGGGGCACCTTGCTCGGGCGCCAGTAGCGCCCGCTCTGCATATGCCGCACCAGCGCCCCCTGTCTCTTAACCACCTTCCAGGCCCCATGCGCGGAGTGGGCTATTACAGGCAACCCGCTCCGGCAGGCGTCCTCGGCCTCGCGAGCGCTGAGGTACTCGACCTCGTAGCCCCGAGGTACGATTAACACCTCGGGGTCGCGTCCACCGAGGATGATGGCCTTCCACCGCCTCCCCCTAAACCCGAGGAGGCGCTTGATGTCACCCTCCTCGGGGTACTTCGCCCGCCAGTCGGAGGGCGAGAAGTGGAAGGCCATCGGGAGCCCGTAGGCCCTGGCTATCTGCGCTAGGGCCTTGGTCTCCACGCGGGTTAGCTCCCGCTCCAGCTCCAGGTGGAGCTGGATGGAGGCGTCTACACCCTCGGCGTCGAGCTCCATGACGGGCCCGACGCCGGCCACGGTGACGAGTACCTTTCGGCCGTACCCTTCACGCCCGGGGAAGGGTAGGTTAACCAGCAGAACCCCAGGCGGGAAGGGTTTGCCATTAACAAGTATGAAGCCGTTTCTTACCTCTATAGCCATCTCTCAACCACCTCCGACTTAATGAGTTCCCCCTTCGGTCGGACCGCATCGCACCCGCACCGGAGGATGCTTTCAAAGTCGCCGGTCACCTCCCACTCGCGCCGGCGGCCGTGCCAGAAGACCACCGGCGCCTTCGGGGGGCGCCACACCCGCCCATCAGGGGCGATGACGATCCGCCCCTGATGGCGGCGTATCTTATCCACGCCGTGCACAGAGTCCCAAATAACTGGGACTCCATACTCACACGCCGTGCGCACCATGCGCACCGTGAGGCGCATGGTGTCCCACCCAGGGGGCACGGCGATGGCCTCCTTATCACGCCCCCCGGTCAGGACGGTAGTCCACCCCTCGGCCCCGTCGAGGCCGAAGAGGCGGAGAATCTCGGCGGGCGTGGGGACGGCGCCCGCCAGTCCGTGAGATAGACGCTTGCGACTAGGGGGTGGAGTTCCATCACTATCACCCCCACGCGGGAGCGTGAACACGCTCCCGCATCTCCGGCAGATCATCTATGCCGATGAGGGTTTCCGGTACCCAGGCGTACCGGAAACCACCCCCAGGCCTGGGGAACTTGGCCTTGCGCCCCCCCCAGGCCCGAAGAACTCTGTACCACTCGCGGGAAAACATCTTTCCCGCCGCCTTGGGATCGAGTCTATTTGCCTCGGCTTCCCAGGCCATTGCCCGGGCCTCCGCCTCCCAGTCCTCCCGCGGAATCGGGAGGCGGGAGAAGTAGGCGCCGTAGAAGCGGCGCCATATATGCTTGGCCAGGTTCAAATACTTCATGACTCCCCCTCCGCCTGCCTCCCCGCCTACGCAGGTGAGGACTTACGGCGGTGGCCCGAAGGCCAATCCCAGAGGGAACGGTGGGAACAAGCCGCTGGCCTAGGCCAGCGGCTTAAACCAAATCGCGAGGGCGGTAGTCCGCCCCCGCTCAGCGAGCTCGGCGAGGAGGCCCTCCACGGCCTCGGCGAGCTCCTCCTCGCCGAGCTCCTCTCCGGCCGAGGCCCGGAGAGCGTTGAGGAGGCCCTCCGGCACCTCGACCTCCACAGCCTGGCCCTCGGCGGTGGCGCGGTAGGCCGCCACCGCCTCGGCCAGGTCGTAGGCCTCGACCGCCTCGATCACGGCCGGCACCAGGACCGGCCGGTCACGGCGGCCAAAGGCCAGGTTCACCCGCTGGCCTGGCCGGAGCCGATTGCGCCAGGTCTCCGGCCAGACCCGGATGGTGCAAGCCTTCCTCCCGGCGCGGACGGCCGGGAGGAAGGCGGCGGGGAAATTAATGCGCAATCGGCTCTCCCTTCCACCCGTACACGGCGAGGAGGTCATCGGCGACCTCCTCGGGTAGGCTCATGATGAACTCGAAGTTTTCGAGGTTGGGGGCGTGCGAGAGGTCCTCGTAGAGGAGGACCTCACCGTCGCTCAGTACGACTGCGACACACTGGCCGCAGTCGTACATGAAACCCCCACACCCCTTCCGGAGCATGTGCTCCGGATCGGAGCCGATTGGGATGAGCTCCTGCACCCGCCCCATGCGTTTTAGGTCCTCATATCTGAGTCCCATCTCCTACCTCCTGAGCGCCTCCTCAACTAGCTCCAGCCACTCGCGTGAGTCCATGTCGGCCGCCTCGACGACGGTGATGCCGCGCTCGAGAAGCGCCTCGTATACTCGCTCTGCGTCCTCCTCCGTAGCTAGGTCGCCGAGCATCTGCCGTACTGCCTCGATCGGATCCATAGTCTCGATTAGCCTCCGCATCTCCTACCTCCTCGCCTCTATGTTATCACGCGCGAGAACAGATGTCAACCCCCACCTCCCGCGTGATAACATAGAGATATGATAGGCGAGACTATACGGAGGATAAGGGAGGCTCGCAGAGTCGGCCTCCGCGAGCTGGCGCGGCGCTCCGGCGTCGGCGTCGCCACCCTAGCACGACTGGAAGCCGGCCAGGGAGACGTAAAGCTCTCCACCCTGGAGAGGGTGGCGGCCGCCCTCGGCGTGCCCACTGCCGCCCTCCTCGTTCCGCCGGAGGAGGTCGAGGCCGGGCTCCTGCTCTCCCACCGCCCCGGCCTCGAGGTCTACGCCTGGGCCGGGGTCGAGGAGGTTGCCGGCCGCCGCTTCGTTGTGGTCTGGGAGCCCAGCCGCGAGCTTGGCCGGGTCTACATAGTCTTGGACGAAAGCCACCCCATTGGCGGGCTCCTCCACGACGCCATCGGCTACGACCTGGAGGAGCTCCCCGCCAAGTTCACGGCCCGCACCCCCTTCCTCCGTCGGTGGGGCGCTGGGCCCTTCGGCACGAACCGCCCGCCGAAGGAGCTCTACGCGGCGGTGGCGAGGGAGTACGGCTTCGAACTCATGCCCCTTGCTGGCAAAGAGGAGCTTCGCGAGGTCTGGGGGAGGAAGGCGCCGCCCGGGCGCTTGTAGCCGTCCCCCGGTTTTTGGTAAGATTTCGCTAGGATGCGAGACCCCTGCACCGGCAGGGGTCTTTGCTTTTGGGCGGGGCGCAGGCCCTGTCTTTACAGAAAGGGGGTGCAGGATGCCGCGCAGGAAAACGCGCAAGGTGGCAGGACGGGCGGCTTCGCCGCAGACCAGGTTGAAGATTGTCAAGTCGGCTATGCCTCGCCGCCGCTCCCACTAAGTGGGTGGTCATCCCCGCGCTAAAGCGCCGCCTGGAGGCCCTGCGCGAGGTCTCCGGCGGCAAGGTGATCGTCGGGGTCAGCGGCAAGGACTCGCTGGCCGTCCTCGACCTCCTTCACCGGGCTGGCTTCGAGCTCCACCCCTACCACCTCTACATCGTCCCGGGGCTCGAGTTCCGTGAGCGCTGGCTCCGCTGGCTTGAGCACCGCTACGGCGTCGAGGTCCTCCGCTGGCCCCACCCGGACCTCTCCTACCTGGTGCGCCACGGCGTCTACCGCCACCCCCTGCCGGAGTTCCCGGTCCTCGAGTTCAACGACGTCTTCGACGGGCTCCGGCGGGAGTTCGGCGCCGAGTGGATCGCCACCGGCGAGAAGATGATCGACAGCCTCCAGCGCCGGGGCATGATGAAACGCCACGCGCCGGAGTACCTCGAGCGCGATAGGCGCGTGGCCTGGCCGATTGCCGACTGGAACGACCGCCAGGTGAAGGCCTACCTCCGCCAGCGGCGCATCCCGCTCCCGCCCGAGTACGCTGCCCTTGGCCGCGGGTGGGGCGGCTCGCCCTTCGAGAAAGAGGCCATCCGCTGGCTCCGGGACAAGCACCCGGGCGACTTCCGCCGCTACCGGCTCTTCTTCCCCGCTGTTGAGGCGGTGCTTTATCACGAGGTATGAAACCGGAAAAGCTTTTAAACTTCGAGTTCCAGAAAATCCCGCGCTCTAAGATCAACCCCGCCCCCTACAACCCGCGGGTGATGGACGCGGGGGCGCGGAAGAAGCTCCGCGAGGCCCTGCGCAAGTTCGGCCTCGTCGAGCCGCTCGTCTGGAACAAACGCACCGGGCACCTCGTCGGCGGCCACCAGCGCCTGCGCGAGATGGACAAGCTGGTGGGCTACCCGAACAAGGTCAAGGACTACGAGGTCCCGGTGGCGGTGGTCGACCTCGACGAAAAGCGGGAGAAAGAGCTCAACATCCTGCTCAACAACCCCAACCTGATGGGGGATTACGACTGGGAGAAGCTCGCCGAGCTCTTCAAGTCCGGCGAAGCGAGCCCCTTCGAGGCGGGCTTCGAGGTCACCGACCTCGCCGTCTACTTCGACGAGGAGACCGTCAAGGAGATCGCCGAGCTCTACGACGTCGCTGTCGAAGGCGACCCGATGATGGGCGACGTCGAGGCTCTCGCCGAGGAGGCGGAGAAGATCGAGCAGATCAAGGCCCGGAAGCGCGAGTACCGGGCCGAGCAGGAAGCCGATATCCCCGAAAACTACCTCCTCGTGGTCTTCCCCACCTCGAAGGACAAGGAGGAGGCCCTCAAGGCCTGGGGGCTTCCCGCCGGGACCCGCGTGGTCGACGCCGTGCGCTGGGCGGACATCCTCGACGAGGAGTGCAAAGAGCGGAAGTTGGAAGCGTAGCACATGCCGAGGAGCAAGATCGAGATCCCGAAGGAGGTCGTTCGTCGGGCGATACGCGAAGGCCACGGCGTGGTGGCCCGCATCGCCCAGATTCTCGGCGTCGCCGAGCCCACCGTTTACCGGCTCATAGACGAGCACGGCCTTCTTCGGGAGCTCGAGCGCCAGCGCGAGCGGCAGGGCACGCGCAAATACACCAAGGCGGAGGTCAAGCGGGCCATCGAGAAGGCGATGGGCAACATCGCCGCCGCCGCCCAGATTCTCGGCGTGGATCGCTCGACCGTCTACTCCTACATCCGCCGCTACAACCTGCAGGAGGAGGTCGAGCGGGCCCGTGAGGCGGTGGCCGACCTCGCCGAGGCCAAGATGATCGAGAAAATCAAGGAGGGCAACGAGCGCCTCATCGAGTTCGCCCTCCGCGCTTACCGGCCCGAGATCTTCAACCAGGCCACCAAGACCGAGCACGCGGGCGAGGTCGTAATCCGCGTGGTCTACGAGGACGAGCAGCAATGAGCGCTTTGGCCGCCATGAGCACCGAGCGGGTGGTGAGCATCCCCAGGCCCCACCCTGGGCAGCAGCAGGTGCTGCGCGAGGCCAAGCGCTTCAATGTCCTCGCCTGTGGCAGAAGGTGGGGCAAGACCCGCCTCGGCGTAATCCTCGTCATCCGCGCCGTCCTCGGCGACGAAAGCCGCCCGCCGGTGCCCGTGGGCTGGTTCGCGCCCAACTACAAGCTCCAGAGCGAGGTTTGGCGCGAGCTGGTCTTCCGCCTGAGCCCCGTCGCCAAGCGCATCAACGCCGCCGAGTACCGCATCGAGCTAATCACGGGCGGCGTGGTCGAGTTCTGGTCGCTGGCCAACACCCACGACCCCGCCCGCGGGCGCAAGTACGGCCTCGTGATCATCGACGAGGCCGCGATGGTCCGGGACCTGGAGGAGATTTGGACTAAGGCCATCCGCCCGACCCTCGTCGACCTCAAGGGCTCGGCGTGGTTCATGTCCACGCCCAAGGGCAAGAATTACTTTTGGGAGCTCTACACGATGGCGGAGGCCGACCCCGAGAACTGGGCGGCCTGGAACTTCCCCACTGCATCGAACCCGCACATCCCGGCGGAGGAGATCGAGGCCGCCCGCCGGCAGATGCCCGAGCTCGCCTTCCGCCAGGAGCACCTGGCCGAGTTCGTCGATGTAGAGGGCGCCATCATCCGCCGCGAGTGGATCCGCGTCGCCGAGCCCCCCGAGCGGAAGGCGCTCGAGGTCTACCAGGGCGTAGACCTCGCCATCAGCACCCGCGACGACGCCGACTACACCGCGGTGGTGACGGTCGGCAAGGACAAGGAGGGGCGCATCTGGGTCCTCGACGCCGTGCGCACCCGCGACACCTTTCACCGGGTGCTCGAGCTCATCAAGTCCCAGGCCGCCCGGTGGCAGCCGCGGGTAATCGCGATCGAGCAGGTGCAGTATCAGGCCGCGGTGGTGCAGGAGCTTTTGCGCACCACCGCCCTGCCGGTCAGGGGCGTGCGCCCCGACCGCGACAAGCTGGCCCGGGCTCTGCCCCTCGCCGCCCGCTACGAGCAGGGCTTCGTCTACCACGCGCCAGGCCTGCCCCGCGAGTTCGAGGAGGAGCTCACCTCCTTCCCCCTCTCCGCCCACGACGACCAGGTGGACGCGCTCGTCTACGCCTACCAGGCCTCGGCGGGCGGCTGGGGCCTCAAGCCTGACCAACAACTGAGGTACGCCGCGCGATGATCGACCTCCGCGAGCTAATCGCCCGCCTCCAGCTCCACGCCGTTGCTACCCGTATTTCGGAGTTCGAGGAGGCTTGGGAGATCGCGCAGGGCCTCTTCGAGCCAGCCCCGGGCTTCCTTACGCCGCCCCTCGGCAACGCCCCCGAGAGCCGCGAGGCCTGGGCTCGAGCTCTCCGCCGCGTCCGCGCCTACGGGCCCCGCGTGCTCGCCACGCTGGTCAACGCCGCCGTCGGCGACGTGAACTGGGGCGGGCAGTCCAAAAAGCTGGATGAGCTCATCGACGAGCAGGACCTCCTGCGCCTCGCCCGCCAGATGGCCCGCGACTACTACGTCGGCGGCGTGGCGGCCGGCTACGCCTACCAGCCCGAGAAGGGCCCGCCCCGCATCGGGCGCATCACCGGCTACATCGAGCCCTACACCAGCCCGATGGACGCCGACGTGGTGACCGGCCTCTACCAGGCCAAGCAGGTGAACACCACCGCGGGCCTGCGCTACTGGGTGCGGGTCTGGGACCTGGCTGTCTTCCAGGTCCGCGAGTGGCAGGGCCTCTATAGCCCCACCGACTTGGCTCGCCCGCCCACGCGGGTGCTCGAGGGCCTCACGCCCCGCTTCGCCTTCTACGACCTCACGCCCGAGGGCCTGGCCTGGAGCCCGTTTCTGTGGGCGGTGCCGCTCTTCCGCGACCTGATGGCCTCCGAGCTTTTCCTCGCCCGCGTCGAGGAGTACGCCGCCTACCCCATCCCGCGCTTCGGAGCCGACACCGAGCCGCAGCAGATAGCCCCGGGCCTGCCGGTGCAGGGTGAATTTGAGTGGTCCGCCCCCGGCTCCCTCACCGAACTGCGGGAGCAGCGGGACGTGAAGCTCGAGCGCCTGCGCGATGCGATGGCCCTGCCTGGCGGCTTCCTCGGCAACGACAGTCCGTCGGGCGAGGCGCTGCGCGAGGCCAACATCCGCTTCTACCAGGAGGCGCAGGCCACGGCGAAGACGCTCTCGACGCTGCTCACCGACCTCGTAGCCGATCTCGCCGAGATCGTGGGCGCCGAGCCGGTCGAGGTCGTGGTGCTGCCGAACCGCGACTACATCCGCGAGCAGGTGGTTTCCAACGCCGTGTTGCTTTACGAGAAGGGTCTCATCCCGCTCGCGGTGGCCGCCCGGGAGATTCAGCCCTTCGTGCCCACGTGGAGCGACGAGGAACTCAATGAGTGGATCGAGGCCAACAAGGACGTGGTGACGCCGGGCGACGTGGCTCGGCTTCTCGGAGGCGGCGCATGACGCTTGAGAAGCTCGGCGAGATCATCCGCAAGCTTGAGGAACGCTTCGAGCGCGAGGGCCGTCGCGACCTGCTCGAGCGCATGCGCAAACTGATCGACCGCGGCGAGATCTGGGTCCTCTGGGAGTGGGCGGCCCAAATGCGCCTGGTCTCCTCGACGGTGGCCTGGGCCACGCATGCGATGTGGCTCAAGGGGCTCAAGGCCAACCCGCCGCCCACCCGCCTCAAGCGCATGATCACCCGCGCCTACGACTGGGGCGGCATCGTGGCCGTGCGCTTCCAGGCGGTCATCGCCAGGGAAAAACCCAAGATCGACCCCCGCCTCTGGCTGAAGCTCACCGTCCGCGCCGGTGTTCGAGGCGGCTGGGCGGACGGAGCCAAGGAGGCCGCCGACGAAGCGGGCGCGGGCTTCAAGACCTGGGTCCGCGTCTGGCCGGTAAAGGAGCCCCGTGACTGGCACGACGCGCTCGAGGGCAAGACCATCCCCGTGAACGCCAAGTTCGTGCTTCCCGGCGGCCCCAACGTGGGCAAGGAGGTCGAGGCCCCGCACGACTGGAAGAGCGTGCCGGACCCAGCCGAGTGGATCAACTGCGGGCACGCGGTGGTCTACACCCCCCATGCCCGCATGCGCGACCTGGTGAGGTGAGTAATGCCGAGGAAAGAGCCCGAGGTTAAAACGCCCGCCCTCACGCAGTCCAAGGAGAAGCGGGCAAAGGTGCCGGCGCACGTCTTTCTGCTCCCCGAGGAGCGGAAGTTCCCCTATAAGCGCTGGCGCAATGGGCGCTGGGTGATCTCCTGCGCCGACCTGCGCGACGCCATCCGCCTCGCCGCTATCCACGGCTACCGCAAGGTGCGGCAGAAGGCGGAGGAGCTCTACGTGAAGCACTGCGGTAAGAAGAAGTCGTAGCCAACGGGGCGTTGCCCCGTGGTGAGCCCGCCCAGGCGGCGGGCTTTCTCACGCCCAGGAGGCGAGCATGATCGAGGACCTGAAAGACCAGGAAAGCCAGACCGAACCGGCCGCCCAGGAGGCGGCCACCGAGGCCGAAGCGCCCCAGGCGGGCGCGGAGGCAACCGAGCAGGCCCCGCAGGCGGCCCCGTCGCCCGAGGAGCTCGCGAAGGAGGTCGAGGCCCTTCGCCGCGAGCTCGAGCGGGTGCGCAAGGAGGCCGCCAAGTACCGGCTCCGGGCCAAGGAGACCGCCCAGGAGGCGGAGAAGGCCAAGACCCTCGAGGAGCAGGTCGCCGAGCTCATGCAGCGCTTCGAGGAGGCCGAGCGCCGGGCGCGGCTGGCCGAGATCAAGGCCGAGCTGATGCCCTTCCTCGGCGGCGACATGAAGCGGGTCGAGGCCGCCTTGGCTCTGGCCGAGCGCGAGGGCCTGCTCACCGAGGAGGGGGTCAATGTCGAGGCGCTTCTTGAGCGCTACCCCTTCCTGAGGCCCCAGGCGGCCCCCACCGACGTGGGGGCGAACCCGCCCGGCACGCGTCCCATCACCCTCGAGGACCTGGGGCGCATGAGCCCCGAGGAGATCAACAAGCACTGGGACGCGATCCGGGCAATGCTCAAACGCCAACGTTAAGGAGGTAGAAAATGAGCTTGCAGAACTTCATCCCAACCATCTGGAGCGCGAGGCTGCTGGCCAACCTGGACAAGCGCCTAGTCTTCGCCCAGCTCACCAACCGCAACTACGAGGGTGAGATCAGGCAGGCGGGCGACACCGTCAAGATCAACAAGCTCAGCAACTTGACGGTGTCCGACTACACGGGCTCGATAACCTACGAGACGCCGCAGAGCACCCAGGTCACCCTGACCGTCGACCAGCAGAAATACGTCGCCTACAAGGTCGACGACGTCATCGCGGTGCAGGCGAACGTCGACCTCGTGGACGCCTACCAGGCCCGGGCGGCCTACGCCCTCGCCGACGCCGTGGACCAGTACATCGCCAGCCTCTACACCGGCGCCGGTGCGGGCACCGTGTCGCTCGACCTGACCAACAACCCCGACGTCTACGGGGCCTTCGTCGAGGCCCGCAAGCTGCTCAACAAGAAGAACGTGCCCACCGAGGGGCGCTGGGTGGTGGTGAGCCCCGAGCTCGAAGCTGCCCTGCTCAACGACCCCAAGTTCGTCCAGGCCACCGACCAGGGTGACCAGGTGCGTCGCACCGGCGAGATCGGCTCCATCGCGGGCTTCACCGTCTACGTTTCCAACAACGTGGTCGAGGTCACAGACAGCAATACGGGCTACGTCTACCACAAGGCCGTCTTCGGCACCAACGACGCCATCGCCTACGCCCAGCAGATCACCAAGACCGAGGCCCTGCGCGACCCGAACAGCTTCACCGACCTCGTGCGCTCGCTCCTCGTCTTCGGTGCCGCGGTCATCGAGCCCGACGCGCTGGGCGTGATGGACGTGCGCGTCCAGTAAGGTGAGCCATGAAGAAGGTGCGCAATAAGAAGACCGGGCTTGTGCACACCGTGCCCGACGACCACTGGAGCCTGAAGCACCCCGACTACGAAGAGGTCAAGGAAGAGCCCAAGAAGAAGGACAAGAAGAAGTGAGGTGAGCCGTGGCGCGGAGCTACAACCCCGCTGACCTGGGCTTGGCCGATCCCAAAAGCGAGGCCTGGGCGCTGGCCTGGGTCCGGCGGCTCGCCGCCGACGTACCCACGGGGTCGGGGGCCTGGCCCGACCACTCCCTCGACGACGAGGAATGGCTTGCCTGGCTCCGCGCCACGGCCATCAAGGACGAGGAAGGCAACCTCTGGTTCCGGCCGCACGAGGCGGCGGCTCAGGCCATCCAGGCCAACCCGCTCTGGCTCGAGCGCGTGAACGTGATGGGCGTCTACCAGCAGTTCCGCACCGCCGACGAGGCCGCTTCCGCCATCCGGCGGAGTGGAGCTTGGATTGACCGGCTAATCGTCGAGCAGGGTGGCCCCGCGCCTCAGGCGAGTGCGGCGGGCGCCGGCATTGTCCCGCGATGGTGAGGAGGGCACTCACCAACGAGCGGACCGGCGAGATCGTCAGCGGCTTCCTCGGCGAGGAGAGGCCGGGGCTCGAGGCCGCCGTCTTTGCCGACTACGTGCCCTCGATGCGGCTCTTAACCCGCGACGACGTGCGGGAGGGCGACACGCTGGTCGAGCCGGACGGCACCCGCTACCGCGTGAGCCGCGTCGAGCCCGTAGCCGGGCGGCTGGTGGTGCACCTG